ATTACTTTGGCTGTAACAGGTCTAGGAGTATTGACTGGTTCAACTCGCCCTGCTTCTTCTTACTAATCATAAGAATTAATAAGCTTAATACGGAAAAGGCTCCTCACAAGGGAGCCTTTTTCTTTTTTAAGGACGGGTCACTAATAAATAACATTCTAAAGTACTTAAAAAATAATACAAACAAATGAGCAATTCTGTTTTAAACTACTCACAATTTCTTTTAGAAAAGAAAGCAATCAACCAAGAAATGGCTGAATTACCTAACGGTAAAGGTTCAAAGTCTAACACAACTGTAAAACAGGCAATGTCTGAACTTCCAAAAGGTAAAGGTAAAGGTATTAGCAAATCAGTAAAACCTGAAATGGCTACTCTTCCTAAAGGAAAAGGTAAAATGATTGGAAAATCAGTAGATACAAAAGTTTCTAAATTACCTACAACTAAAGGCTCTTCACCTAAAAAATCAGTAGACCCTAAAATGTCTAAATTGATAATTAAAGGTAAAGCTATCAGTAAGAAAGTTGAGCCTAACATGGCTAAAATGCCTAAGTAATTAAAAAACCCATTCTGAAATGTCAGATCAAAACAAACATAAGGTCACGTCCTTTCAGTCGTTCGTTGTTCAAGAAAATTCAATCAAGGATTTAGTTGGAAAAACTGATGATGAACAATTGGACTTAGATGATGCTCGTAGTATTGGAAAGAAGATTTCCAAAATGAAAGGTGAAGATCGTAAGAAATACGTTGGGATTGTTAATTTTATGGGAGCATCTTGTAGAATTTACAATGAGATTTGGGCTAACTATAAACCAGTTGATCCATCAACCAAAAAATCAAACCGTGGAAAAGAATTCCAAGGTGAAAAAGAAGTAGGTTAATAATTGAGCGCACAAGGAGTAATAGCTGAATCAGTAGCAAGTTTTAAAATAACTTGGGATAATCCTGGCAATGGTCAACAGCCAAAGTGGGATCAAAATAAACAGTCAATTGAGTTACATCAAACTGACGTTTATCCTGATTTACAATATGTGTCAGCATTTGCAGCTCCAGTCTATACCAAGTATACGTCTGGATCACTTCTAAACGACTTAATTGTTGAGATTAATAAAGTTATTGACTCTAAATTAACTAGTAAGTCTGATGATAAAAAGGAAAAAGTTGACGAGTTATATCTTAATGCTGGACCTGCTGCCTCTAAACAACTAGGAGCTGGGCCAGAAGCAGCTAAGCAACTAGGAGCCGGCCCATCTGCCCCTAAGCAGTTAGGAGCTGGGTCAAAAGAAGAGGACCCGATTAAAGCAGATGATGAGAAACCTGCTGAGATTATTGATACTAATAAAGAAACTAGTAATGAACCTAAGGTGACGACAAATGATCAGGAACTTGCTATTACAACTACTACCATTGCACCACAAAAAACTGAGTCATCTGCATATACAGTTACAGTATATGGAGATAACTTAAGATTCTTAGAAGGTCAAGAAGGTCGAGGAGCTTATTCGTCAGGCATTAAGTTTTTATATAAAGTTTCAAATAACCTAACTAAACAAGTAGCTGGTGAACAAATTGATAACAGAACAAAGATTTGGGCAGAAGTAACTTCTTCTGGATTATTATCAAAAACAACGCGTCTTGAGTTTGCAGAGTTTGATGAAATTGAATTTAAGTTTGGAGGTAATTTACTTGCTCAGATACTACCTTCAATTGAATTAAGTTTTACACCAGATCCAAATTCAGTCTATTCAAAAGAAAAACCTGAACTTGATATTGCAGATGTTATTAAAGCAACTAATATTACATTAGGAACTAAAACAACCTCTGAGATTAAGTCTTTACAGAAACAAATACAAAAAGAAATCGACTCACGTGAACCTGTTGAAAAACAAAAGCAACCTGGTAAACAAAGTGCTTCGGTTGATAATAAATAACTAAAAAATACGAGATAAAATGGCAGGTCTACCACATTTTAAAAATTCAACAGCAGGTCCAGCTAAATATGAACCCTTGTACCTTAACCAGTTTGAGGTGATTATTACTCCACCACCATTGGTATCGGGTAAAATCGGATTTGGAAATAATTTAATGCTTGAGCACGTGCTTAAAGTATCAACTCTACCTGAATTTTCAGGTTCAGGTTCAGCAGTAGTTACTCAAAACTATAAATTCTCGCAAAGAACTTATGCTCCAGCTAAACCGGCTCAAACATATCATCAGTTTACAATTGAATTTGAGGTTAACTTAAATAATAATAATGATATGTATATCTACAATGCTCTAAGATCATGGGGAGATTTAATATACGATCCATTAACTGGTCGTCAAGGTCTAAAAGCTGATTACGCAGATGCAAGCATTCAAGTAACAATGTTTAATAGAGCTGGTGTAATTTATAGAGATTTTGTATTTGGCCCAGTATTTCTTGGTCCAACCAAAATGACTGAAACTGTTCTTGACTATACAGCAGATAATTCAATTTATAAGTTAACTGCACAATTTACAGCAGATACTTATAAAGAAACCCGAATTGGTCAATAAAATAACTGTTACTATATAATGGACATATTTAATGTAAAACGCCGAGACAATCCTTCAATGGATAATTATATGGACCTAAAGAAACCAGGTTTCGGTGGTCCAAATTCAAAGGAAGACTTTGATAAATCAAAAAGAAAATCACTTGAAGGATACCAACGAGTAGTTGACAGAAATGCCGATTTCGAAGGTGGAAATTTCAATCATAATTATGACCCAACGTGGAAAGCAGTAACCCGTGATTTAATTTCAAGAACTGCAAAGAAAAAACCATTTAATCCAATGTACGCAAAACAAACAATTGCAACAGTTAATGCTGTTGAAGAAGGTACTATCAAACGCTTTGAACAATTCGTTAATGAAAACGAAGGTTTTAATATGTTTGCTGAAGCTGAAGAAGAAACTCCAGAAATGGAAGAAACAACTCCAGAAATGGAAGAAGAAGTTGAAGTAGATCAAGAACAAGTAGAAATGCTAATGGCAGATTTCGGAGATGATCTTGAAGAAATGATTGATGAAATCGCTGAAAAAATGGAACTTGAAAAAGAAGAAGTTTGCGATATTCTATGTGCAGCTATTAAAAAGATGTGCGCTCCTGCTGAAGAAGAGGAAGAAGAAGAAGAAGAAAATCCAGAAGGTGAAGAACCTACTGAAGAAGAAAACGAAGCATAATTAATGAGATTAATTAAATTATTTGAACAATGGGTTTCTGAAGAAGAAAAGGCTGTAGATTCTCCTAAAGTTGAGGATACGGCTAAACCCAGCAATTCATATAATCTTAAAGTATCATCAACTGACGCTGGAGATTTTGAAGTTACCGCAAATGCCGATTCAGAATTTACAACAGATTCAGCAAAATCGTTTAATGTAATTAGTTCAACTAATTCAAATATTAAATCGGGAGCAACTATTATGGTTTCTCCAAAGGCTGATAAAGCTGGAGATTTTGATATTATTGCAGTAAATGACAAAACTAAACCAGAAGAGTCATTAATTTATTCAGGAACAGTAGAAACAACTAAATCCTAAGTTTTAAAAGTATATTAAATTAGAAAGGGGATTTATTGCCCCTTTTTTATTGTGTCTACTCCAGCAAGGTCCCCAATCTCTAATTCTGAATCAATTAGATGTGGAACAAAGTCGATTGTTGTGTATGCAGTATTTAAGAACTTAACTGTATTGTTAATGTTACTTGCACTTAGTCCAGCATTAACATAAATTATTCGATTATATTTTCGATTTCTTACGTTAATAGCCTTATCTATTAATTTCTTAATTTCGTAATTAATTAAGAATGACTGTATTTTGTTAGGAACTAGAATGTCCTGATCAAATTTTTCTTTAATGATTTTATTTACGTTTAGTAAGTAATCACATTTTTGTTTTTTAATAAAAATTTGAATGAATTGTTTTTGATCCTTTACGAAAATTATTTCGAGAGTACGATCTACTGAATCTATCATATTGAATCATGGTCGATTTTTTTAACCTCAATTCCAGCACGACGTAAAAAATCTAAGCCATTTATATCTCGATATTCTTCAAGATATACAACTCGTTTAATACCTGATTGTAGAATTAATTTGCTACAGTCAGTACATGGGGAATAGGTAATATATAAGGTTGCACCATCACTACTTTGGGTAGATTTAGCGACTTTTGCTAATGCATTGGATTCGGCATGTAAAACATACCATTTAGTTTTATATTCTTTAAAAGAACCATCTTCATTATTAATAGCTTCTTCACATTCATTTTCAAAACCAGAAGGAGTTCCATTAAACCCATCTGATATGATTGTATTATTTTTTACAATTAATGCACCAACTTTTTTTCTAGTTGCATGAGATAGCTCTGCCCAAACTTGGGCCATTTTAATGTAGGCTATATCTATTTTATGTTGCTTTTGATACATTCTTATTTAGATTGAAAAGTTTTATCATATATCCATTTAAAAATATCTTCTCCATCTTGGAATAGGATAATATCATTGGACTCTGAGGTGATTGCATTAAATAAGGTTTTAAAATCAGAGGTTTGACTGCCATCTATTTCAATTAAGTCTGATACGATTGGCGGTAGTGTTATTGAGGTAAATGGTTCAGCTAGCATTCTTGAAGCAAGGTCATAGTGTCTATCATAGACGTGATATGAATTTGCAACATGAGTATAGGTCCCTAATTCAAGATCTGGATAAAAATGCTTTAGATGAGATAAGATTTGCATTTGTAATGAACAAAAGAAGGCTACGTCGGTTGCAGTACCCCAGATTGCATCATTACTTCTCATAAATACACTCATATAAAGTTTATTTTGTCTGATATGTAAATTTGCATACATTGTACAAACAAAATCTTTATTTGAAGAATATTGGTGTTTTGGTTTATTAAAGTGTAGTACGGCCTGTCTGGTATTCTGATCAGTTGCTAAGCTTTGAATTGCCCATTGGTATTGACTAATTGCGTGCTCATTTTTTTCAGTAAATATTAGGTTTCCATATGCTGAATTGACAGTTCCATCGATATTTTGAATTTCTTCCCAGAACTTTGCCCATTTTGAAATAAATGCTGAATCATTACGGCCTGCATAATACCATAAAAACTCAGCCGCAATATATTTCTGCTGAGAACCTCTAACTGAATTTTCGTAAAGACACTGAGTTGGGTCTTCAATAACTAGAGCAACATCTAGTAATTCTTTACTAGTCGTGCCTCGTGCATTATTAACAAGTCCATAAGTTAATAAAAACTTAATAGAATCACGATATGCATCAGCAAATGTTAAACCTTTAAATATTATCATATTGTTTGTTAATTTTAATCAAACTCACCGTTAGATCTTATTAATATACTATGAAAATGAAAAAGGGTTAACTTAGTTAAGCCCTTTTGCCATTAGCAGTATGAGTCCAGCAAACCATATGAGTATTATTGTAATAACTGCAATGTCTTTGAATTTAGATTTTTTAGATTTTTTCATGGGTTTATGTATTAAATGATGGTTAGGTCTGAGAAATGATCAGTATTTTCAACTTGGATTTTAGTATCAAAGTATTCTTCTGGCAATGGGTCATGTGAAATTACAAATACTGTCATATT